CCATGAAACCGTTACCCATCATGTCACGCCTCCAAAGCCTTGCCGTAATCAACGAACTTAACGCCCGCGATCTCGTGGACCGCTTCGGGATTGACCTTCTCGACCTCATCCGCCATGAAGCCGATCTGCACCGGCCCTTCGCCAAAGTACCGGAAGGCATAGATCGGCAGGCCATTGTCCGACTTGCCGATTTGGCGGATGTCCGTTTTGGTGCGGCGATCTGACAGAACGCCCAGCATATTGAGGATGCCCAAGCCTGCCGTGGCACCGCCGACGATGGAATTGAAGGGCGACTGTTGGGGAAGGTCGGTCGTGCTCGACGTTGAGCCGCCGCCTGCGGCATTGAGTGCCGCCAGATAATCGACGGTGCGCTGCCAATCGGCATTGGAATTGTAGTTATAGCGTTCCTGATCCGAATTGATCAGGTTCTGCAACTGCTGTTCGCGGATCGAACCCACCGCACCCAACTGATTGATGTCGGTGTAATCCTGGTTCGCCAGTTCCGGCGCGAACATCATGCCCCGGATCATGTTGTCTCGTTCACGCCCGAAATTCTGGTAGGCCATGTTGCCAGCCATGTTCGACAGGGCTTCATTCAATCCAGTCGTGGCGCTGTTGATGGCGTCTTGATGCAGGCCGGAATTGGTGCGGCCCGAGGAAGCAAACTGCGAGGTGATGCCGGGCAGGACCGAATCGGTGAAGTTCCGCATCACCGGGGCAGCCGCCGCGTTGAAGGCGTTCTGCATGTAGGGGTTGCCCGCCATCAAATAGTCGCCGCGCATGGTCTGCGTCAACTGGTCCTGCGCTGCGGCGGTCAGGGGCGATCCCTGAAGGGCGCGGTTGGTCTGCCACTGCAATGCGCCTTCGGTTTCCGGCGCGAAAGGAGCAACGGTGTTGCCGGGGTAGTACGCAGGCGCACCCTGCCCGTAAAGCTGCTCAAGATTAGAATAGCCGCGTTCAAGATACGGCTTCAGCTTGTCCCAGGGTTCCGCAGTCGTGTTGGTCGTCTGCGTTCCGCCGCCGCCTTTGCCACCGCCCATTTACGCCTCCGCCAAGTCCTTGACGAGAATCGGCAACCCGGTTTCGGGATGCAGCCCTCGTTCTTCAAAGCCAAACCGCTTCCAGCCTCTACGCCCGCTGCCTTCCATGAACCGGCACTCGTGGTCTATCGCCCATGCCGTGAGCATCCGAAGCGCCGGTTCGATCCATTTCCGCATCGACCGCCCACCGATCCACGGCACCCGGCAGACCTTCACCGGGCTTGGGTCGTAGGTGATGATTTCGGTGATGATCGCGGCGGCTACAGTGTCCTTGTCCGTATCCCACGCGATCCACAATTGCCGCTCGCCCGATTGCAGTGACCAGAACAGGGACGCTGCCGAAGGTCCGTTGGAAAATCTGTCAATGGCCGGTTGCAGCCAGTTCCACGCCTCTACCCAGACATAGGCCACGTTCTGGCGCGTGACGCCTTCGAAGATCATCCCATTACCAGACACACATACCCCCGCGTAGAAGCCGAAGCCGACCGGGATGGATGTGTCAGCGTGAATGCCCCCGCCGTCCGCGTCGAAACATAGACGCCGGTCAAGTCCGTCGCCGACAGGTTGCCGGTTGCCATCAGTCCTACCCACACGTCTGGATGTGCGTCGATACATGAGACCGTCGTGCTGGTTGCATTGGCCTTGAGCGTGGCTGTGATTACCGAATTGACCTTGCCCCGCCGCAGGGAGTTGACCGCTTCCGCCACTTCGCGCGGGGTGCCGCCGCCTTGAGGAAGGACGCGATAGCCTTTTTCGTTCGCCATCAGCGCACCCCGTTGGGGTTGATCTCTAGATCGATGCCCTGCACCTGGCTGAACCCGCCTGTAACCGCCAGCCTGACGCGCTGGTAACGCCCGTTAGCCCTGAGCGGGCAGCGCCCGATGGCGTTGCGCGTCGATGCCGTGGTGTAGGCCACCGTGTCTGTCAGGGTTTCCCTCTGCCCGACGCTGACTTCGATGCTGCTGCTTGAGCCTTCGACCAGCGGCGCGGATGAGGTTATCCACGTCCTGCGGCCCGGGGTAAGCTGCGCCTCTCCGGTGATGAACTCGGCCTGCTTGTAGCTGCCGGTGTTGAACGAGATCAGCTTGTGCGTCGAATCAAACCCCGCCAGCAGCTTCAACCCACCCACCCACGCTCGGGAGTCCAGAGAATAGGGCAGGGCGTCGAGGCTGGAACTGATCGCGTCCAACCCCTCAAGCGTGTAACCATCGGTCAAACGGGAATAGATGAACTCAAGAACCTGATCCGCCGTCGCCCAGCGCCCGGTTGCCCAGTTGTAGATGATAAGCCGACTGCACAGGCCCGAGGTATTGCCGCGACCGGGATAGGAAACGATATAGAGCTTGTTGAACGGATCGATGGTCGAGGAAATGCGATAGAGATAGTTGCTGTCCAGATCGTCAAAGAACGAGCGGTCAACCTGCCCGTTGCCGATAGGCCGCACGCTCTGCCCGTCGCTGGTGAAAAACCCGGTATCAGACAGGAAGAACGTCACCCCACCAGAACGAGCGACCGAACCGGAGGCATAGCAGCCGATGGAACTCTCAACCTGGTCGAACTGGAACACCACCGGAGGACCGGCGTAGGTCATGCGCCAGACGGAGTTTTCCGTCAGCACCAGACCGAACTCCCCACCCACCACTTTCTGAACGCGGCTGTTGTCGCCAATCAAATCCTGATAGTCCGATTGCGTCGTTGGCGAAACATTCCAGTCCAGCGGATTGGAGATTGCCGACCACTGCACCCGATTGGGCGCGCCGACCATGTTCCCGCCGACAACGAAATCCCGCACCGTCGCAATGTGCGCCATCAACGGTGCGGAACCGGAGAGCGTGGCGAACCGTGTCGAACTGCCCAGCGACCAGATCTGGTTGACGTTGCCGCCGACCGCAATAACCGTGTCCTGAAACACGGCAAATTCCCACACGCCCTCGGTCCCAATGGCGTAATTCAATGCCGCACTGCCCGAGGCGGAGAACCGAGTCACGTCCGACCAAGACGCGGTGCCCAGCCTGTAGAGCTTGGTTTCCGTGCCGGCGAAATTCGTCACCGCTTCCGAAGTGTCCCGCGCGGCAAAGGCAGAACGGACCGCCGCCGCAAGGGCATCCGAAGCCGTTGCGGGTTCCGGAAACGGACCATAGCCCTTTTCGTAGGGGATGCAGTTGTTCGCCGTCAGCAAGCCGCCGTTGTCGAGTGACGGCTGATCGGGCGTTAGGTTGGTGAAGGCAACCCTGAGCATCAGCCGTATAGCTTCTGCCAGTCGGAATCAGTGCGAAGGTCAAGCGGACCAACGGCCGATTTGATGTCGGGACTGAACCACTGCGGATCGAGCGTCGCCATTCCCTGACCTGGCAGATAGGCATAGCCCTGCGTCATAAGCTGGCGGAACGGGTCATTGGGCGTATTACCGCCACCCGAGCCGCCGCCGCTTTGGGTTCCGACGGTCGGTCGCCAGCCGGTTGCCGTGCCGCCAGCCTGTCCCGCCTGCTGCATCTGCCAGCCCGGCAGGTTCAACATGCCGCCATAGGGCTGCGGGTTAGGCTGCTGCGCCGGTTGATAGCCGCCGGGCGCACCAAGGTTGAACTGCGGCATGGAGCGATGCCACGTATAGGCTGGCATCTGGAAGCCTGGATAGGACGCGCCGCCCTGCCCGCTCATCGGCGTTCCGCCCGGCAAGCCACCGGCACCACCGCTTTGCTGCTGTCCGCCCTGCTGAAACTGATTCAGGAAGCCGCCCAGCTTGCTTTGCAGTTGGGGGAACATGTTTGAGAACAGTTGCGCGAACTGCCCGCCGCCGCCGCTGCCTGAGAATCCACCCATGTCAGAACCAAGTCGGGCGCACTTTGCCCGATCCTCTTACGTTGGATTTTGCCTTGAGGTAGTCGAACGCTTCCCTTTCGCGCTGCTTGCACTTGGCGTAGTTGTCGGCGTCCATCACCACGTCCAAGTAAAGATTGGCCTTGGCGCGGTTGCGGATCAGTTCTTCCGCCTCGACAAACCATGCCGAAGTGTCGGTCCCGCTGCTGGGCGCGGTGAATTTCTCGGTGCCGCTCAGATAGATCGTATAGTCGGCATCGCTCATGCAGTCGTAGATGATGTTGCCGCCGAACAGCGCATATTCGGTCGGGCGCGCGGCGTGGGTTATGTCCTGCGTTTCCAGAAGATATTTCGCATCACGCGCCACAAGGTTAAGCTCGATGGCGGCTGACCGTACCAGCGTGATGTTGCTCAGGTGCAGGACATTGCTCGGCAGGGTCGTGGCATAGGTGCTGACGCTGATCGAAGCTGTAGAGCGGTATAGCCGATTGAACCAGAATTCCTCCGCCTCGTAAGCCTTGATGGCGTCCAAAATGGCGTACTGAATTTGCGACGTGAGATCGGAGCGGGCGATCTCGTCCGCAATGCGCGTCTGCATCGTCGCATAGGTGGTCATTGGGCAACCTTCGCCTTGCGGCCACGGCGAGGCTTCATGGTCTTGTCGTTAACCGAATTCGGTTTGTCGCTGGCCGAATTCGGTTTTGCCTCGCCAAAATGCTGGCGGAATATTTCGGCCATGCGCTCGGCGTTCTTCGACCGCCTGCGGCCTACGTTGGTGGGAAAGCCTGTCTGGTACATCAGTCAATGCCCTCGTAATGGTTTGCCAAGGCCAATTCCCGGTTCCAGACGCCCGCGTAAGGAACATGCTGGTATTCGGGAAACCACGGCCCGCCCTTGGTGTAGTGAACCGCCTTCGGATCGCCTTGGGTGACGCCCTCGATCCAGTTCCAGCGCGCGTCCAGATCGCCGATCTCGTCGTCCTTGAGCCAGCCGAAGCCGTGCAGCCACGAGCCAGGCTCGCGGTTGACCGCATCGACCGTCAGCAATTTGTTTGTCGGGTGGCCGCAATTCCACAGGATCAGGCTGGACCAGTTCTTGCGCTTGTAGGTGGACTGCAACATGCCGTCCATCTTCACCGCCTCTTTCGGCTGGTGAAGCTGCTGGCAGACCATTACCGCCTTTGAGTCATCCGCTGCCGCAAATATCTCCGCAACGTCCGCCATAAAGGCGAAATCGCAGTCAACGAACATTGCCCAGCCGGAATATTGCTTGAGCGCCGGGACGAGGAATCGAGTGAAGCTGAAGTCCGTCGAAAACGGCTTGCCATCCAGATCATCAATGCGCTGGCCCTCCACCTCATGCCATGTCCGACGAAAAAGCCCGCTGTGTTGCAGCGGGCCAATCTTCAACGGCTGAATGTGCAGCGGGCTATCCGATCTTCGGATCAGCGACCTTCGGCATACGCGATAGGCCTCATCCTCTCGGGCATCATACCCGATGAAGATGTCTAGGATTTGATCGGACGGCATATAAAGAGAAACTCCTTCCCGTTGTACCATTCGCTTTTCAGCGGCTCGAAATACTCGACCAGTTTCGTTGTCCACCAGCGCGAACCCTGCTGGATCAGGTGGGCATTCCTGCCATCGGCCAGCACCTTGCCCGCCGGGCCGGTATGGACCACCAGCAGCGCGATTTCCCTAGTCAGCCGCGCCAGATCGGCCAGCACGGCGTCGAGGCATTCCGGCTCGATGTGTTCCAGAACGTCGGTGCAGACCACCACATCGGCCGGCTGCGGCGGCGCATCCAGTCCTTCAATCGCCGGGTCGTAGCAAGCCACGTTGTAGGCAGGTCCGAGGGCCTTCTTGAGCGTCTGCTGCCCGCAGCCATAATCCAAGATCGACTTGCGGCCCGATTGGGATAGCTGGCGCACCGTTTCGGCCCAGTGGAAGCCGACGATTCCATATTGCCCGGTTGCGTGCAGCGCCTTCTGCTGCGCGAGATAGTCGTCAGTGATTAAGGTCACTTGCCACCCTTGCGATAACCTCCGACCATTTTTGGTCCTTGGCCTGCCGGTACATTTCGACCGAGCCGTAGAACGGATTCGGCCCCTTCAGCCCGTAGCGCCACGCCGCCGCGAAGGGCGTCAGGCACCATGTCTTGACGCCCATCGAGCCGCACAGATGCACGATGCTGGTGTTGATCGTGATAACCAGATCAAGCGCCTCGACCAGCCCCGCCGTTTCGTCGTAGCTGTCGATGGCGTCCTGCCAATGATGGATCGGCACACCCCAGGCCGCGCCCATCATCGCCGCCTCTTCCGCCGCCCATTTGTGATATTGCAGGCTAACCAGTGTCACCCCCGGCACACGCGCTATCGGCTCCCAGAGCGGCAGCGGAATCGATCTCAAGTCAGTGCGCGTGTATTTCGATCCCCCCACCCAGCTGATCCCAACCTTCTTGCCTGGCAGCTTGTCCAGTTCGCCCTTCCAATACGCGACCTTCTCGGGATCCGCCTTGATGTAGGGCACCTTTGGAAAGTCCGAATCCTTGGCGCGGAACCAGCGCCCTAGGCTTCCCATTGCAATCCGATAGTCGGGCGGGTCGTCCTTGATCCAGGTCGGCTCTTCCGCGCTTGTGGTGTAGATCGTGCAGTCGGGGAAGGAACGTTTGAATAGCTGTTCAAGTCTCTTGTCGCAGTCGATGATGACTCGGCCCGCCCTCGCCTGAAGGTCGGAGATCATCGAGGCGAACATCAGTTCATCGCCAATGCCCTGCTCGCCATAGACCACAACCGAAGCCTTGCGCGTTCGCTTGCTGGGAAACCATTCCGGCTTGCCGCCATAGTCCCGCAGCTTGCGATCCGCCGCTTTGCCCTGATCCGACCGGAACCCAGCCTTGTCGTAGGCATCGAAGCCTTCGACCCAGCGGCCCAATTCAAGATAGGCGATGCCCCGGTTCCACAGCGCGAAGCGGTGATCCGGCTCCAGCGCCAGTGCCCGGTCGCACAGGTCAACCGCCTTCTGCGGTTCGCCCATGTTCACATAGAGCGTCGCTTCGGCCACCAGCGCATCAGCCCGGTGTTCGTCGTTCTCCGCTCTTTGATATGCCTTGCGGAAGGCGGCTGCCGCCTCATCCGTCTTGTTGTCCGCTCGCAGGGCATTCCCGAGATTGTGGTAAGCCTCGAAGCGGTCATATCCCTTGTCGATGCCGGTCTGCAAAAGGAAAGCGGCGAAACCGCTCCACCCCTTCTGCGCCTGTATTGTGCCCAGCGCCTGAAACAACTCGGGCCGCTGCCCGAACGTCGAAAACAGGTTCTGAAAAATTCCTTCGGCCTTCGCCATATCGCCCTGCCGCATGCTGGCGATGGCGATCTCCATTTGCTGTTCGTAGACTTTTTGCGCTTCCAAAAGAAAAGGGAGGCCGGTTGCCCGACCTCCCCTCCTATCTGTGGGGCTAGGCCCCGTTGCAGATGTATTTCACGACCCAGGCAAACGAATTGGTCGTGGTGACCGACGCGCTCGCCGTGGTGATGGATGCCAGCAGAGTCGCATAGCGATTCTGCGCGTCATCCGAGACGCTCACCGTGTACGGCAGGGCCGTGGTGACGACGACAACGGAGCGAGCCGTTGCCGACGCCGTGGCCGAGCCGAACGTGGTGGTTGCGCCGCTGAAGCCGAGAGCGAAGTGGATATCGCCATCGGTCACGACGCCGTACTGCACGATGTCGGTGATGACCGCCCCGTGGGGAATCTTCACCAACTGGATCGAGTCGCTGGTCGTGGGCTTGGCCGTGGTCGCGTAAGAGGCGACACGGGTAACCGTTTCGCCGCCCTTCGCACCACGAGCCGAACCGCCGCCAGCAGGAACCGCGCTAGAATAGAAAGTAGCCATGTGTGATTACCTCCTATCAAACGGGGCTGGTGGCACGGGTGGAGATGACAATCGACCCGAAGTCCGACCCGTTGAAGCGGGTCTTCTTCATGCCGAAAATCGTCTGCCACGACACGCCGAAGCGACGCTGATAGTCGAAATATTCTTCGACCCAGTCGCCGCGCTCGGAGTAGCCCTTGCCGTAGGCCATCAAGCCAGCCTGCGCGCCGCAGAAGATGGCGCGGCGAACCGTAGTGGTTCCCGGTGCCAGCGGAACACGCCGGTTTTCATGGATGACCGTGTTGTTATAAACACCCAGAGCGCCCGTGAAGATCGGGTTCTCGTTGACTTCGCCGCCCATCATCGCGGCCTTCTGGATGTCGAGCCATCCACCCGTCGAGGTCGTGGTCCGCAGGGACCGCGCCTGGTCGGGGTGGATAAAGCACACGTAGTAGTCCTGGTTGCCGACCTTGATCGGACGAATCGGGGGCGACGTGCGCTTGGCGAGGTTCACCGCCACGTCAATCGAGGTCAGGCTGAACGTGTCAGCCGTGCCCGACGCCGACAGAGAGTTCTCCGTCGTGTGGTTGCCCAGCCCGCCGTAGATGATGCGCTGTGCATTGGTGTTGCCCGCCGAGGACGAAGACGGGTCCAGCGGCGAATTGAAGCCGTTGTAGACGCCTCGGGTCTCGGTTGAAACGCCAGCAAGCTGGTTGAAGAACATCGTATCGATGCGATTCGCATACCACTGCTGGAGCATCATTCGCGCATCTTCACGCAGGCGCATCGGAACGCGCTGCTTGTCGATACGCTCCTTGAGTTCCACCGCGTGCGCCAGTTCGTTGATATAGAGGCTGTCGCGGTAGTAGGTGAGGGCCTCTTCGTTGCCTTCCAACGAAGTGCCCTCGGAAACGCCGTCGCCGGTCAGATCGACCAGCAGCGGCACGTGGACGGTATCACCCGCGTCTTTCTGAGTTTCGGTCACGACCTGCAAGAGGCTGCCCGGATCGCTGCCCATGAACTGGGAAGCGTGCGTCTGGGACAGGGCCTCGTAGAAGGTCTTTTTGGACCAAAGCTCAGCAGCAAGCGGATGGCCGACCGGGAATTCGGTCGATGCCATTGCATTGACTCCTGTGAGATTGGGTTAAGAGACTTTGAGACACCCGGCATGACGCTGCCCGGCAGGCGACTCGGCATTTAACGTGTGCCGTCACGAATCGCTGCTATACCCCAGCGAGGGTTTACGCTTGACGCTTACCGGGAACCGCTGCGGAACAGCTTGTCCCAATTCTTGCCCTTGGTCTTGGCGATGAACTCTTCCGCCGGAAGGTTCACCAAGTCCCGTAATGTGGTGTTCGACGGGGCCTTGCCCGCCGCATTCGACAATGGCGACATCGCCTGTTGCCGCTTGTTCTGAAGCTCGACTTCCTCGCTTGCCGCCGCAGCGGGCGCTTCCGCCGCCTTGGGGGCATAACCGCGCAGCTTCGCCATTTCATAGACGGCCTGCGCGGGGTTCTTGCCCATCCGCAATTGGGTGGCGACGAATTGCAATTCGGTGTTCATCAGGTGGTTGCGCCGGGCGTTCGGATCGCCCATGCCCTGCATCGCCAGTTCCTGGTCGAGCTTGGTATACAGGTCGTTGTAGGCGTCCAGAAAATCCGGCGTTGCCGCCTTGAACTGGTCCGCCGCCGCCTTGTAGGTGTTCGCCAGCATCGCAACCTGCTGCTGCTGGGCAATGCCGTGCGTTTGCTGCTGGAATGTCTGCTCAAGCCGGGCGCGGGCTTCGCGCTCCTGTGCAAGCTGGTGTTCCAGATACCCCAGCGGATCGCTGTCGCGGTCGGGCACCTGCGGCTGGGGCTGCTGCGGCTGCTGGACCGTCTGCGCCTGCTTCTGGGATTCCTCCCAAGCCTGCTGAATGAGGGCCAGACGCTCGCTTGCCTTGGCGAACTCGATTTCCTTCTCGCGGGCGATGCGCTCGGCCTCTTTCCGCTTGCCGCGTTCGGCCTTTAGCGCGCGGAGATCGACCAGGGTTTCGGTTTCGCCGTCATCTTCATCGTCCCAGCCCTTGGCGGGCTTTTCCTCGGCCTTCGGTTCGGGCGCTGCGGTTTCGACCGCTGGGGCCTCTTCCTCAACCTCGGGCTTGGGCAGCTTGTCAGCCGGAATTTTGGCAACGGCCTGCTCTACCCAGTTCCCACTGGGTTTTTCAGTCTCGCTCATGTCTGTCCTTGAATGCGGGAAACGGCCCGCGCCGGATCGGGAGTTAGCTGTCCCGTGCAGCCTCACGCGCCTTCATCACGTTGCGGATATAGGCTTCCGCTTCGATCAGCACGTCCAGAACCTTGGTCTCTTTCGAGACCGCAAGTCTCATGTCCTCAACTTCGTCGCTCGTGACAATCACGCCGTTAGGCGTCCTGACAATGTGCAGCATCACGTCACCAGCAACAAAACGTCTTCGTCGTCGGCCTCAAGCTCGGCCTGCCACAGCATTTCCCGCACGGCGGCAATCTGCTTCAGCATCCGGTCGATGGCCTGCCGCGTCTGCAATTCCCTGTAGCCGTATTCGACCGCACGCAGTTCCGCTTCCAGCCGGGCGATGCGCTCGACCTCCTCGGCATCCAGTGCCGCCAGAACCCTCGGGGCGGCCTGTTCGCGATACTGCTCGACTTCCTTGGCGAGTTTCCTGTCCCGGCGCAGCTTGCGCGCCTTGGACCACTCAACCCACCAGTCGGTAAAGTCAGCCTTGCGCTTTTTCCATCCACCGCCGCCACCCGTGGCGACCACTTCGGCCACCACTTCCGCAGCGGTAATCACGGCATCCATGCTGGCCGTGGCCGTCATTGCCGCCTGAATGGCCGCGTCCATGCTGGCGGTGACGGTGCCGCCCGCCGCTGCCGTGGTGATCACAGCATCCAGCGAGGCCGTGACCGACCGCGCCGCCTGGATTGCCGCCGACAACTGCGCCGATACGCTGGCGTTGATCTGAATCGCCGCGTCCATTGCGGCTTCTGCCGTCTGCGCCTTCTGGACCACCGCATCGAGGGACGCGGTTTCCAACATCGTCTGTTGCAGGGCCGCATCCAGCCCCGCACTGGCCGTCTTTGCCGCTTGGATCGCTGCGTTCAGACCCGCTGACGCGGTGCCCGTTTTGCTCACGGCGGCGTTCATGCCTGCCGTTGCGGTGCCCGTTTTGCTCACGGCGGCGTTCATGCCTGCCGTTGCAGTGAAGGTCTTGCTGATCGCCGCGTTTAGGGACGCCTGCGCGGTCTGCGCCTTCTGTACCGCTGCATTGAGGCTGGCGGTCGCTGTGCCGGTTTTCTGGATTGCCGCGTTGAGCGAGGCGGTGATTGTGTAAGTCGTCGGCGCGTCGCCAAGTTGGAGGCCGGCAAAAGCGGCGTTCTTGATGTCTGACTGAGTTGTGCCGGATTCGGATCTGTAGCGAATCAACCATGTCGTACTGCTGGCCGTCAGGGTCGATATGGCTCCGTAGCCGTGATCATACCAGTCGGGCGTACCGTTCGATTCGCGCTCTGCCTCGACGCTGATTGCCGCGCCGCCGCGCGTGTAGTCGGTGTAGGCGCTGGTGGTCGTGCTCGCGTGACGCCGCGAACAGGCGAACAGTTGCAGGTAATCCGCTGCGACCGGCGTATCTGTCACCGACAGTTTGGTTTGCGCGCTTGTGCTGGTGGTGCTGGTCACCCCAAGGCTGTCGCCATAGATCACATCGGAGAATTGCGACAGATCGAGGGCAATCAACGATGTGTTGCGCGCTCGCGCCGTGGCAATGCCGTTGCTTTTAAATCGAACCTTGTAAGTCGTGCTGCTCGCCGGGCTGACCTTTACGATCTGCCACCACGGTGTATAGTTGGTCGTGTCCTGTAGATAGGCGTCGCCATTCACCGTGATCTGGCTCGTGCCGTTGTGAATCTCCCACTCGCAGCCCGAGTTGGTCGCGCTTTGGTTGATTTCCGAAGTGACGAGAAGCAGCCAATCTCCGGCCCCACAGGTCACACTTGCGCCAATATCCCCCATAGAACCGACGGCGCGCGTCTTCTCCGCCAGCGTCGTGCTGGTCAGGTCCGTACTCGCCAGTTCCAGCGCGATCAGGTATCCATCCTGACAGCCGGCCGTGCTGCCGCTGGCCTCGTGGCTGTATTCAACACTGAAGGTCTGCGAAGTCGGACTGGCCGATGCGGTGTATATCCATGCCGCCGCGACCTGAAAGTCGTCGGTAGTGTCCTGCGCTTCAAAGTTGAACGTGTTGAACGCCGTCGCCGCCGTGTCGTGATACAGTCGCGCCCGAACGTCTGCCGTCCTGCTGTCGTTGTCCAGCAGGCAGCCCCACAGCATCAGGTATTTCTTGTTTGCCGTGCCGGTGAAGGTCAGCGAGACCTGATCGCTGTAGCTGATCGTGGTGCTGGTGTTCCGCCCGACACCAGTCGAAGAATAGTAAACTCGCGCCATCAGAACGTCGCGGCCAGTGCAAACAGATCGTCAATCTCGCGCTCAGTCTTGCCCAACTGCGCGCCCATCGCCGCTACCATCGGATGCAACCGCTCAAACTGCGTCGCATATTCCCACTCGATGCGCGTGGCCCGGTCAGCGCCCTGCATTGCGCCATCGACCGTATCCAGCAGGCCCGATTGCAACAGCGCCAGCCGCAACTGCCGGGCAGCCACGACCTTCACCCGCGCCTGTTCGTATTCGATCTCCGCCCGCCGCGCCTCGACCTCGGCCAAGGTCGGCTTCGGCCCGGTGTAGTCCGCGCTCCAGACAATGCGGGACTGGAAGTCGGCGTCATCTGCAACCGGCATGTTGACCGCGCGGCACTGCGCGGCGGCACCCGGCCAGCCTTTCAGCAACAGATCGAACGAGGTCAGGGCCATTTCTTTTCCCGCGTCAGGCGCACGCCGTCAGGCGTGACGTAGCAGAACACGCCGTCCAACTCGCCCACCAGCCATGTCACTCGGTAATTGTCGGGCGAACCAAAGTTCTTGATCGCATGACGCATGAACGCCTGCCCGCCCTCCGCTACGTCCAGCGACGGCAGGCCATCAAATCTCGTCGTAGGCAATCGTCATTGTCTCCGAGGACAGAATGCCCGGCTGCACCGTGCTATCCACGGTCAGAACCATCATCAGGTAGTTCCCCACGTCGCCCGTGGCGCTGTAGGGACCGGCCCCAATCGTGAGGGGCGAACCGCTGGTGTAGGTGAATGCGCTGGTATAGGAGGCAATCGAGGTTTCTTCCGCCGGGGTGGTGTAGCTGGTGGTGGTTTTCCACGACAGGGAAACACCCGCGCTCCAGGCCTTCGCGCCGTCGGTATAGGCCACGATGTTGCTGATCTTGTCCGATGCGGGGGTATCCAGCTTGACGCGGATATATTTGATGTAGCTGTAATCCGTGCCAGCGCCGGGCACGACCATGGGATTGTTGGAATCAACCGTGGCGTTGTCGGCGTTCTTGAAACGGATGGTGCCCGAGGTCTTGTCGGTCGCGGTCTCGCCTGCGCCGTTTTTCTCGCGGATCAGAACTGTTGCGACCATTACTGCACCCCTATCGCTCGCCCGTCAGGGCCGCGCACGACCTGACGCATGACATCGCCCACCTGCACGCCCATTGCCTTGCCGTCAGGCCCGCGCACAATCGAACGCGGAGCCGACTGCATGGCCTTGTTCTCTTCCAGACTCCGCCCAATCGCCGCCATCTGCTGCTGGATGCCGTCCAAGGCACCACCAAGCCGCTGGTCAAGCATGGACATGGCCTGCGCCATCACCTGCCCGACCTCGGCCAGCGCGTTGGAGTGGTTAATCAGGTCTTTCTGCTCGGGCATCATCATCTGCTGGGCGTTCATGGCCCGCTCGTCTGCCCGGTCGATAAGCTCGATCTGCTTGACCTGAAGTTCCTGCTCCTTGATGCCCAATTCCTTGAGTTTCAAGGCTGCGTCGATCTCGAAATTCTTGCCCTGCATCAGCGTGGCCTGGGCGTCTGCCTCATCCTTCGACGCCTTGGCCGCTTCCTGCCGCAGCTTGATCTGTTGGGCCTGCTGCTGCATCGGGTCGGGCTTCTGGCCGATTTCCTTGATCTTCTCGACCAAGCCTTCGGGCAACGGCGTGTATTCCAGCAGCAATCCCACGACGGGCGGGGTGAGCTGGTCCTTCAGCACGGGGAGAAGGGCCTGCAACACGCCAAAGACGCGCTCTTTCTCGTTCGGGCTGGTCGCCGTCTGGTCAACGATCACGTCGTACTTCACAGCGTCGGGTTGGCGAACGAGCGGGATATACTGCTCCTGCCCCGATTCCTTGCCGACAATGCGGATCAACCGGCCGTCCGAGATGTAGTTGGTGATGAAGTGCAGCAGAACCCGCCCCGACATCTTGCGGAAGCGGCGCAGGCTGTCGAACAGCGGCGCAAGGATGGTGATTGCCGCCTGTTTACGCTGGTACTCGAGCACGCCGGCCTGCTGCCGGTCGGCCATGCCCATCATTTCCTGGTTGACGCCAGAGACCTCGCCGAAAGCCTGCAAGGCAAGCTGCAACAGGCGATCCAGTCCGGTCGGAAACTGCGCCATCGGCTTGGGCTGGATTGCGCCCTCTTTCAGCGCGCCGGGATTGACCCATGTCACAGCGTCGGAACTAGTCCAGCTAGCCTCAAATTCATGCACATCCGGCACGGCGGATTTTTCCGCCATAACCCCGCCCTTGGCCTGCGTGTTCAGCACGTGCATGGACTGCGACAGCCACTTGTTGGCCCACTCCTGCGGGTCTCTCAGGGCGCGCACAACGCCGTACCAGAGATTGCGATTGCGGTCGTACTTGCCTGTGATCGCGCAGTAGCTGAAATGCTCGGGATCGGGCGCGGGGCCTTCGCTCAGAATCTCGCCGCCAGCGACGAACACGCGACAGACCTTGGTCTTGCGGAACTTCGCCGCCTGCAAACGGTCCTTGCCGAACATCTTGAGCGACTGGCGGTAGATGTCCTCGTCTACTTCCTCGGTCACGCCGGTAAGCGGGTTAACGACCTTCCAGCCCGTCGCCGCTTCCTTGTATTGATATTCCCAAACCCGGATATCGCGCTGTGCAGGGCTGTCGCTCATGCGGTTCTGGTAGGCGATCCGCTCGGTAACGCCCGTCTGCGTGTCGGCCAAGCTCTCCTCAAAGCCCTTCAGCGCATCGGCGCTGATATCGGCATCGGGAAACTGGGCGCGGAACTGGTCCTTGGTGAGGAACTTCTCGCGCAGCACCCAGCGGGCATCGTCCAGATTGGGTTTGCGTGCCGTCGCGTCCCACGCCATCTCCAGCGGATCGACGCGCTCGATCGCAACGTCCGTATCGGGGTTTTGTTCGTCGGTCAGACGAACCTCGGCCCAGCCCATGCCGCAGATCACCGCGTCACGGAACGCTGTGCTTTCCTCGGTATCGGCGTCGGTCTCGTCACGCACCCATTCCGCCGCAGCAGTCAGGATTTCGTTCGGCCGCGCATCGCCCTGCGTGCGCGGAATGAACCGCACTTCCTGGCGGTTGTTGATCTCAAAGCCGACGATGGCATCAACCACGGGAGCCACGCGGTTGAACACAATGGCCGGGCGCTGCTGCTGGGCAAGCATGTCGAGGGCTTCAGCGTCCCACTGCTCGCCGCTGTAGAAGTCGTAGTCCTTGCGGGCTTCGTCGCGCCACGATTGCTGATGCTCGCGCGCTTCCTTCCAGCAAGCCTTGATCTTTTCAAGGAGGTCGTCGTCGCTGTCGTAGTCGTCAGCCATTACGCCTCCCTAGGCCGCCTGCCATGATCTGCCGAGATTCTTCTTCTTGCGCGAGTAGGCGCGGTACTTGTCCACGGCAACCGCCTTGTGATAGCCGCCCGCAAGCGTCAGCAAGAACGCATCGGCAAGGTCGGGGCTGTGAAGCCCGCGCTTTTTCATGTCGTCCTTGCTCTCAACGACGATCTTGCCCGAGCTGGTGAACGTGTATTTCGGGGCCGTAAGTTCTGCGATCAACGCCGGATCATCCGGCATCATCACGTCCTTGGCGTCGAACCACTCGCGGCCCTTGAACCAGAGTTCGTCGCGGAACCGCATGTATCGTTCGTTGGAAGAAGCAGCTTCACCCACGTTGATGCCACGGACAGGGAGGCCAAGCTCGCGCAGGCGATCCACAACGCCAGCACCAATGCCGATAACGTCCACCAGGATTTCGCCGGGCCGTTCGTCATAGGCTGTCTGGTCCCATTCCGATTTGATCCAGCCCGCCGTCTGCATCAGGTCAAACTGCCGCTTGAACTTGATCGACTCCAGCAGGCGATTGCACTGGCGCTTGGCTAGTGCTGTCCGGTCGTCGCCGAACCGGGCCACGTCCACTCCCCACACCGGGGCAAAGGTTTTGATGGGTTCGATCTTGCGGGTTAAGGCCGCCTCGACCAGAGACAGGCTGATAACCGCATCGTCCTCGGTGTCGGGAAATTCCCCCAGCACGCGCACCCGATAGGCGTTCGAGTCCTTACCGTATTTGGTTACGATGTCCTCGATATGCCCTCGGGCGTTGGGCACGTCTTCCGAGTTAACACGCTGGGTCCAGAACTTGGCCCTGAGCGTCGTGTGGCTGTCGTAGAAATATCCGCTAGTCCGAGTCGGGTTTCCCAGCATCAGCAGCTTGGCTCCAGGTGTGGACAGGGCACCCAACCCGATCTCGAACACGATGTCGGGAATGCCCGAGGCTTCCTCGATCCAGAAGAACAGGTTGTCTTCGTGAAACCCTTGCAAGGCTTCAGGATTGTCCTTGCTGGCCGTTCGGGCCGTGGCAAAGGCGCTGTCAGGAGCCGATTTGCGCCGGATGCGCTCGGCGTCGATTACAATCTGGTCCTTAAGCTCGGCAGGCAGGTATTGCGCCTGCTTGCGGATTTCAGGCCAAACGATGTCTCGAAGCTGGTCTTGAGAGTTGGCCGTGATCGGGATCTTGAACCGGGGTCGCGTGAACATGAACCAGAGGATCAGCCACGCGCCAAAGGTGGTCTTGCCTACGCCGTGACCCGCTCGAATGCTCAGGCGGTCATGCGTTCCAGCAGCCTCAAGGGCCTCTGCCTGCCATGGGTATGGGCTCAGGCCAAGAACGTCAGTGACGAATATCCGAGGGTTGTTCTTGCTCGCTATCAGCGCAAGCTGCCACGGCAGCCGCGATGCCGGCGCTGTCGAGGCGGTCGATGATTTCAATCAGGCGCTCCAGCGAATCCCCGGCGTTGACGTTGAGATTGTTTTCCTTGGGCAGCAGGCCGGCGACGACGCGCACGTAGGTCGAAGGGTCTTCGGCGCGCAGGCTGGTCAGAACGGACGGGCCATGCTGTCTCCAGTCGTCGTGCAGATCGCGCACGAAGGCATCGCAAAGCCCGTTGCGGTCGCCCTTTGGCCTGCCGCCAGGATTGCCCGACTGACCCTTTACGAAAGGCATTGCTGTCAAACCCTAAGCCATTGAAAGGCTTACTTGCCCTTCTTGGCAACGGCCATCTGGGGCTTCTTGCCGGTCGAGTAGGTGACGCTGCCGCCCTTGCCGGTGGCGTTGGAGGGCTTCTTGCCCATCGAATACTTGGTTGCCATGTCGGTCACTCCATTGGTTTGACGAAACGAATTGCCTTGATCTTGCGGGACCAGTTGAGTTCCAGCCGGTTGACGCGGCCATCCCTGAATCGCCAGCCTATCCAGGCATCCCACCAGCCGGGCAGGACACGATGAAAGCCATAGGTCAGCATAGGGTCCGGGAATCAAAACGCCTGCTCGGGAGGTTCCCTGCGGGCGCAATTCTAATCGTCGATATTGTGTATATAGGCACATCTGGCGCTTAATGTCAACCATTTGCATCCTTGGCGCTTAACCCAAGGCCCTTGAAAGCGATTGCCCGCATGTCGTTCAAATGCTTCCGTTGAGCCTCCATCACCGTCGCGCCATCCAGGGCAACAATGCCGAGGCGCGCGGCCTCATCCACAACGGACTGAAGAAACTGGCGCATTTGCCACTCATCCAATTCCATAGTTGGTTCAACAGCCACCCCTCGCTCGCGTGGCTCAATTGAAATCCGCGCCACCGATTCTTCCGTCACCAGCCAGAACCTATGCGTCAGCGTTTCCATCCGTCGCTCGACGTGCGCCTTCCATGTCGGGATTTTAATCATCATGCCAAGCTCCAATCATCCAAAGCCCCGCGCAAAAGCCCTATTGCCTCGCGGTCGAATTGCCGTTCCATCTTCAGCCATTCCACCACCACATGCGGGCGGATGTTCCGGCGGCGGATCAGGTCATTGCCCCATCGGACATACTGATCCCAGAGCCTTACGGCCTTCCTGCCCATGGAGCCCCTGCCCCGCTCGATTGGGGACAGATCAAGTGGCCGATAGCCCAGAACGCCCGTAATGACCTCGAACGCCTCCATGATCTCCCAAGCTGCCTCGTATTGCTGGGAATCGATGCGGAAGGTCACGTCCTTGGACTGGAATAGCCTGTTGACGATACACCCCCTCGCCTTGGCTAGAGTCTCAGGGGTGGCCGCTACCCGCTCCTCGGTGTTCACGATCAAGCGGAACTTTCGTTTGGGCTTTCTCAAATGTTTTTACTCCTCGGAGGGTGGGGGCGCTGGCTGAACAATATTCGCCGGTACGCACGCAATTTCGTCGTACCATGTTCTCCCGTCCCAATAGGCTCTCCGAAAAACGACTGGTTCGTTGAGATACCAATTCACCCAGTACCAGCCAGGCACTACTGGATCCTCGGCTAGTAGGCCAGCGCGGACGAGCAACCACGCCAATCTGGACACGTCTCCGCCCGTGTCTCCACCAACGCGGCCCGCTTCCTCTGTCCAGTAGACAGACGAAACAAATGGCCTCAGCGCCTCTACCACCTGCTGCTTTGTCGGCTTGCTGGTCATGGGACGGCCTCGTAGGTTTCAGCGAAGATGTCGGGCTTGCACGGGTAGAACTCGCCCTTCACACCCTTGATAATCCAATCTCCCGGTGACGCCTCCATCTCTCCCTCAAGCGTGGGGATCATCAGAAACCAGAGGCACCGCAGCGGCTCGTCTGGGAACACCTTCTGCTTGATCCAGATGCCGCCGCTCTCGTCCCGCCTGAACAGCGGCTTTTCCCAGCCACCTTGCGCCCAATCCACAATTGCGTTGGCGTTCTTGCCGTCCCATTGCATCGCTTCGACAACAACTGGCTTCTTTCGATACTTCTCCATCACCTATCCTCCTGATTTGATGCTGATGGGGATGGGATTAGATGCAACGCTCGCTGCGCTCGCTGCCCGTTGGGCCACCCGAACGGCGTTCGCGGCAACTAAAGCCGCGCGCATCTCCGCGAACACTAATTCTCGATAAGCTCGCCACGGCTCCGCTCTATCGGCCAACTCAAGCAATTCGCCCCACGATGTCTCTTCCATGAATCGCGGGGCGCGGCCAGAATTGCGCCATACATTCCATGCAGCCTCGCTTGCGGCTAAAACTTCATGATGTGTCGGAGCGTTGCCATCCGCCTGCGAAGCGCCGTCAGTTCCTTCCTTGTCCGTCATGCTGCCCTCGCAATCTGTGGCCTCGGTTTCTCAACCCATTTCCAGCCGTACTCGGTGCATAGCTGGTCTATCTGGTTCTTCCATTCTCCGGCGTCCGTGTGGTCCAGCGGTCCAAACCTCTGCGCTCTGGTCTGGCAGATGAATCGGCGCATGAACTCCTCCCAATCCGCTTTGGAAATTCTCAACGGTGCGCCAGCGGCCACGGCTTCCCGAGCCATCTCCATGGCAAAAACCTTCATGCCCGCAACCAGATCGGCGGGCTTTCCAGACAACTTGGTTTGGCTCAACCAGATTTGGTATTCGCCGTGGATCCTCTCCCGGCGTCGGTGCGCGTCCGCATGGGCTTTCGGGGCCATCTCCTTGTCGGTGGCGCTCATAGCATCGCCTCCTGCTTTGGCTTGGCAGGCGGTTCAATGAACATATCGGGCTGCTTGTAGGCTTCCTCGATCCGCTTGCAGGCAATGTCGAAGTAGCGTTCTTCAATTTCCACGCCGATGAACTTCCGCCCCAGCTTGGCGCAGGCTACGCCCGTGGTACCGCTGCCCATAAATGGATCGAGGATGGTTTCGCCTTCAAGGGAAAACCGCTGAACAAACCTGAGCATCACGCCCGGCGGTTTGGGGCAGCAGTGCGTTTTAGCCAGATCCCCGTGCGCCGGGATGACGCCGCCGCCCGCGAAATGGAAACGGTCAGATTTAATTATCCCGTTTACGTTCCCAAAACCGGGCAAATCCTCCCCATAAAACAGCACCGGCTGCCATTGGTTAATTCCAAGAAACCCATAAGTGCTCGTGGTTTCCCAGGTCCACGCCCCGATCCATTTCGGAGTCGGGTAACGATGAATATTAGTAACTCCCGGCGTTATGATTGCGCGGCGAGCGGAAAGCACATAAGGGAAAAATCCATCTATAAGGACATCCAGATTTTCAGGTGTGTCCTCATAGGACAGATAATCAAAATTCAGCCCATACGGCGGATCGGTCACCACAGCATCGACCTTGCCCAGCGTCGGCAGGATTTCGAGGCAGTCACCAAGGTACAGCGTGGCGTCGCCTATGCGCTCAATGCGGCTCACAGTCCGGCCTCATCATGAAACCAGCCCAGCTTGTTCTCGCGGCTGATCTTCTCGCAGAGACGGGCAGCCTCGATGTGCCCCTCAGCGCTGGGCGTCCTTGCCGCCGAGACGGTGTTCCGCGCCGTCAGTTCGTCCATCGAGCAATGGCTGGCAAGAAAGGCTTCCATCGCCGCGTCCGCGTTGCGTGGGTTTTTCAGCCGCTTGCCCGCGCCGATTTGCTTGAAGCCGCCAGCGACGATCCTGGTTTGCACAGGCGGTGCGCGTCGCATGAACTCGGGCAGTTCAAGTCCGTCATCTTCCGCCTTCCCGCTTTCCTCTTCAAAAATCTTAGAAGGTGATTGTGTATGTGACTGTGATTGTGATTGGTTGACTTGCCGTTGAGGTTTCGTTGCCCCTTCCGTTGGCGTTTCGTTGGAACGGGAAGGCAACGGCTGTTCAACGGGTGTTGACTTGCCGCTGGCCTTCTGTTGAGCAGACGCCTTGCCGGCCGTAGATTTCTGCGCAATCAGGCCCTTTGCCTTGGCGATCTCGGCATCAACGCGCTTATGACGCCACACGCCATCGGCAACCGTGAAAAACCGGGACAGCCTCTTGCTGGCCTTTTGGAAGGCTTCCAGAGGCATCCGGCAAATTGCCGCCAATTCCTCGTCATCATCCGGCAACGGTCCCTGCTGCTGCCAATAGGCCATCAGAAGCAGCAAATAAGCGCCGTGCTGTTCCGTGGTCAAAGACTGGGTGTCCGCCAGATAATCGGGGACGTAGAGCGGGAACCAGAGAACCTTAGCCATTGGCGCTCCCGTTCAGCAGAAGTCGAACAACCGTCTCCGCTCTCTCCGCGAACATGGGGTCCAGCTTCATCAGCCTTTCGGCCTGCGTGATTGCCGCCTTGACTGTCGTGTGGTCGCGGTTGCCGAAACTGCGGCCGATGGCCGGGAGAGAAACCGAACCCGGTTGCCAATACTTGCGGGCAAAGAACATTGCCAGTTGCCGGGGCCGGGCGAACACTCTCTCCCGGCTGGTGCCAATCAAATCGGCGGGCTTGACTCCGAAGACGCTGCATACCGCGTTGATGATGATTTCAATCTCGATATTCGGCCCGATCTGCAAGACGCGCTCTGCCCGCGCCGCCAAGGCATCCGCTTCCGCCTTTCGTCTCGCATCGCGCTCGGCTTCCAATTCAGCCAAGGCAGCATTCAGCTTGGCTTGCAGGCCGTTGACCTGGGCGCACAGAACCGCAACCCTTTCCCCCCGTTTGTCGGGGCGGGACAGCAGCGGCCGGTAGTCCTTTGGCAACAGCCTTTGTCCGTTCCTAATTTCCATCCCCTACTGCCTCCAATGCTTCGATCTTCTTTGCCTGCTGTGATATGATTGCTCTCAACCGCTCGTTAGCCTTCTTCATCCGCTTGATGAGAAGCTTTGCCTCCGAGAGAGTGCTGGGTTCGTTCACCGCTGTTTCTCCGGTGCCATCAGAACCCCCGCCAACCGCACCTTCTCTTGCCCGTCAGAACAGAAGCTCTGGCCGTTGGCGATCAAACACCGCTGCATTCCGAAATCCTTGGAACGCATCAAATCAGCACACGCCTCAATCGTGCAGGCCGTTCTCATGGTCCAGCACTGGGCATTGGGCTTGACGACTTCAATCGGGCAAAATGTGAGGTAGAGGATGAAGGCGGCGGTCATGTGCTACGCCCCTTCGGGGCTGCCTGTCGGCGTACTGCCCGATATACCGAGCGTGCGCCGTTAAACAACGCGCGTAGAATGCAGTGTGCCCCAATCACTGCCGCCAAGATCAGCAGCGCCAAAGCAGCTGAGAATCCGACCTCGCCCATTCGACCCTCGTAAGAAAATCATCGGCGGCAGCCGATAGCCGCGAAGCGGCGTTGCGCCTGATTACTTCACCACCCAAACAATCCCCTTACGCCCACTCGCCAGCTTCCTTGTCTGGCCGCTGTCCCTGACCAGCCCTCTATCGACCAGCTCAGATCTCCGTGTACGGAAGTGGCTCGACCTGCTGCCCATGGCTGCAAGCAATTCCTCATCCGTTGCCCCGTTGGGTTGCTTGCCTAGCCAGTCCAACACCTGTTGTTGTGCATCCCGTATTGCAGGGCTTACCGATTCAGCAGCCTCTACGGATGTACTTGGATCTGTACTGCGATAGCGCTGGGGTGGAGGCGTCCAGGCCAGGAGATCGGGTTGGTTCATGTCACCACCTTCATGATTGCCCTGCCGATGATTTCCGGGATTTGCGGGACGACGGCGTTGCCGAGGGATTTGACGCCCGAGGCGATTGCGCTTCTGTCCAGTTTTGTGGAAACCCCATCATCCATTCCACGAAGCGCCTCAAACTTGGTTTGCCAGTGATCGGCCCACCAAGCTCCTGTACGAGTTGCGTCATCAATCCGTCGCCGGATGTCTCCGAGCAACCGCGGCGGTTCCAATTGCCAGACACCGTTGGCGTTGCTAGACGCTTCAACTTCTTCCGCGCTCCAGAGCCACCATCCAGCGCCCGCGTTGCGCCTGAACGGCCGCTGGAACTGGTTGGCGTCGGCAATGGCGATCCAAACGCGGTCACGCCCGTGGGGCGCGCCGAGGTCGGCAGCCGAAATGCAATCCCATTCCGCATCAAGCCCGTCCTCGGCCACATCTCCGAGAACTCGGCCCATCCCGAAACCCAACAACGCTGCCACGTTTTCCAAGATCGTGAACTTGGGTCGTACCAAGCGAATGGCTCGTAGTACCTCCCGATAGAGTCCTGAACGCTCCCCGGTAACGCCGGCGCGTCGCCCGGCCAAGCTAACGTCTTGGCAAGGGAACCCGCCGCAGATGATATCTGCGCTGGGAAACTCTGCGTGTCGCACGTCACCAAGGATGGGAACGTTGGGCCAGTGCTTGGCGAGCACTCGCCGGCAGAAGGGGTCGATTTCGCAGAAGGCGACGGTTCGCATCCCGGCCCGTTCGAGGCCGAGGCTGAAGCCTCCGATGCCTGAGAAGAGGTCCAGGACATTCACTTCACCCCCCATGCCTCTAGCGTGCCCTGTACCTCTGCGAGAGAGCGGCAGAGGGCATAGAGAGCGCCCGCTTCCCTTGCCTGCATTTCAAACACCGCTTGGGATTCCGATTGCCGCCCGGCGTCGGACTTCAATTCAATGAACGCAGCTTTGCCGCCGGGGAGAATGAAGGTGAAGTCGGGAACACCCGCCCTCCGGCCCATGCGCTTTGCCTTCACGCGGGCAACGACGGACAGATGGCCTTGCTGGTGCGAATGCCACCAGACCAGCTTGGGAAACTGTGCCCGCAGCCAGTCGGCTATGGTGACGTGCAGGCTGTATTCGCTCATGCCGCCAGCCTTTGATAAGCCCGCGCAACGTCGGCCGGCGTGACTGTTGCCAGAAGCGCAATAAACCGCTCGGGGTCGGGCAGTTCTTGAATCATCAAGGCCAGTTCTTCCGCTGCCGAAAGACGAGCCCCCTTGTCTGCCCGCTGCGCTTCCTTGATGCGTTTTTCGTCGGCGTACTGGCGAATGATCGCGGCCTGCTGCTGCGCGGGAGCCTTGGCGGCGGTCAGCAGAGCCGATTGGTTATCGTCAAGTCCAACATCGCGGGCGGCTGCCTTAGCCTCTGGCGCAAGGGAGGCGATCTGCTTGGCGCGGCGGATGTACTGTCGATCAACATCAAGATCACGGGCCGCTAGTCGTTCGCCGCTGGCTGGCCGCCCTCGCCCTATTTTTGGTTCAACTTGAACCGAAATTCGGTGGCTCAGACATTGCCTCGCTCCATTCCGTACGTTTCGGGAATGGACGAGGTTGATGAACGAGACGACGCGCCGATCAGTTGGAAGCCGGTGGGCGTGTTCGTCTCTCGCATCGTTCACGAAATTAGGGAGGCCCGACTGTCTCAACTCGAACGCGAGACAGCCGGGCCGGGCGTCGCCATTGGCCGCAATAGTGAGATTGCGACGGTCGCTGCTGGGGGATGCAGGGGCGACCTTGGCGACAGCGAAGAAAAGCCCCGTACGAATCCGGGGAAGGTGCCCGCGTTGGGGAGGAGAGACGCGCGGGGATGAAGGGCTGTGGAGCGGGCCGGGCGCAACTCCGACTCTGTGGGGAGGGATACCCCTTGGGCTTGTTACGAGGCGCGTCCCTTCGCCCAGCCCGCGTGTCTGCTTTCCACGCCGCCGCTCCACAGGAGAACGGACCACAGACGGGACAACCAAGGCAGCAGCTAAAACAGCGCCAGCCCCTACGCCCGTGATCCGCTCACCAATAGAGCGATATGTTGCCCCCCGGAGCATGGTTAGGAATGCTCCGCGATGAATTGCAGAACCCGTCCAGCCGACCGAAGCGTTGCCCTGCCCTCGCGAATCCGCTTGATGAGCTTGTGATCCCGCGAGGTCTCCAGGCTCAGTTTGCGTTCGCTCATCCCAGACTTGGCGAGGAAGCGGTCTATCTTCTTGACGGCGATCTGCTGGAGTTCGTTTTGCATCGTGGGGTATTTAAACCCGACACGGGGGATAATGCAAGACCTTTTTCCCCCGCCATGCCCTAGGGGATTTTATTATTGTCCCCCGGAATGAGGACAAAACCTGACACCCCTCTCACCCGCGCCCTGATTGCCTACATGGCAAAGCAGGGTGTGTCTGCACGCGCCCTGTCCCTCAAGGTCGGCAGTAACGATTCACTGGTGAAGTCGATCCTTGATGGTCGCTCGAAAAATCAGAGAGCCGACACACTGGCAAAACTCGCAGCCGAGATAGGGCTTTCCGTTGCGGAGTTGACCGGCGAAACTATTCAGAGGGAGAATAACCCCTCTCCGAATGCAGTGCCTTTATCCACCGAATCCCGACCTAGGCTCAAGGACTTGCCCGTTTACGGGGCGGCCGAAGGGGGTGACGGCGTCATGATTCTTGACAGCGAACCCATTGAATATAAAGAAAGACCTGCTAATCTACTCAACGTCAGAGACGCTTTCGCGGTTTACATCGTCAACGACAGCATGGCCCCGGCCTACGAACAGGGGGACCAGGTTAACATCCACCCACGGAAGCCGGTAAAGCCCGGCAAGGACGCGCTTTTCATCCGCCGCGAGAGCGACGGAACCGAGCATGTCATGGTCAAGCGCCTCGTGCGCGCGACGGATAAAAGCTGGCGAGTGAAGCAGTTCAACCCACCCAAAGAGTTCGAGTTGTCGAAAGACACATGGCAACGAGCCTTAAGAGTGGTTGGCTCCGATAGATCGGATTAGAAAAACTCCAGCAAAACCGGCCCGCTAACCCGCGCCGGTTTATTTTTATCCACTATGGGGTAAATATCCCTTGACCATAGGATAAATATACCCCACTATCCCCCTCAGAGACAGCAGCCCACCACGGGCGAAACACTGGAGTGGAATGAAATGAACAGACGAGCGCCGCTAACGGCCGATGAGGCTCGCGAGATCGTTCGGGACATGCGCGCCAAAACCAGCCGCAAGGCGGCCGCGGCGTTTCTCAAGGCCGCCTTGCGCATCGGCAATCTAAGCGCAGACGCCACAGAAATTTACAGCACTGAGCTGCGCCGCTTGGAAACAGAGCGTCCGTAATTCTGGAAATGCTAACCGTGCTTTCCCTTTGCGACTACACGGGCGAATGGTCCCGGCCCTACCGGGAGGCGGGCTACGAGGTCGTGCAGGTTGACATCAAGCACGGTCGGGACGTGCGACTGCTGGAGTTCATGGGCCCGGTGCGCGGGATTCTCGCTGCGCCACCCTGCACGGAGTTTGCGGGATCTGGCGCTCGCTGGTGGAAGGCCAAGGGCGAGGCGGCCCTGCTCGAAGGGCTTTCAATCGTGGACGCCTGTTTGCGCATTGTCACGGTGCACAAGCCGCTCTGGTGGGTGCTGGAAAACCCGGTCGGCAGGCTCAACCGTTTTCTTGGGCCGCCCGCGATGACGTTCCAGCCATCCGACTATGGCGATCCCTACACCAAGCGCACCTTGCTCTGGGGCCGATTCAATCCGCCAGTCAAGCGCCCGGTTGAACCTGTCGAGGGCAGCAAGATGCATCGCCTTCCGCCGTCTCCAGAAAGGGCCGCGCTCCGCAGCATAACGCCCCCTGGATTTTCAAAAGCGTTCTTCGAGGCAAACCCGTAGGAGGGGATGATGGAGAGATGGTTCTACCAGCAGGCGTTCGATCCCGCCCCAGTGCGGGGCGAGCCTCGCAAAATGTCCCATGAAGTGCATGACGCTCACGGCGAGCCGATCTGCGTCTGCAAGACCGAACGGGAGGCGCGCTTCATCGCCAACGCTTTGAATGAGTACGACCAAGCAGGTGACGCCCCTGATCTTCTGGAGGCGTTGAAATTGATTGCCGCGCATCCGGGGCCGCACGCCGACGAAAGTGCGTGGTATCGCGTCGATGTCGCCCGCGCCGCCATGGCCAAAGCCGCAGGTGCCGCATGAACCACCACCCCACCGGCTACCTGCGAAACGGAAGGAGCCCGCACATGGCGCAGATCGACCGTCTGGAAAACGACCTCGACAATCTCGCCGACCAGAAAGCGGAAATCGAGAAGGCCCGCATCGCCTGCCGAGAAGCCTGCTCGTTCGCCCTTACGCAGTTCGCCAAAGAGTGCGAGCGCGGCGGCGGCAATCCTGGATTAGAGGGCACGTTGAGGGCGCTCGATGATCTTCTCGGCGACATGGAATACGACAGCATGGTGAAGCTGGGCCAGGAAATCGACTCCATAAGCCTTTCTCTGGGTGTCGAGTACCGCAAGCAAGGTGTCGCATGAGCAAGGACATTGATGCAACGCCGCCGCAGACGGCGACTGCCGCAGGCGCTCCGAAGCATACACCGGGACCGTGGCGCGCTGAACGGTCAGAGCATTGGCCAAACGAGTTTGTCATTACCGGCAGCAACGAACACGGCGGTTCCGTTCTTCCGATACTCGGGCGAACGCACAATTGGCCCAACAATGCAGAGGCCAACGCCCGCCTGATCGCCGCCGCTCCTGATCTGCTGTGGGCCTGTCACGTCGCGCTTGCCGCCATGGGCAACTCCGACGCCGGAAAGGTTGTTCGCGCCGCCATCGCCAAGGCGATAGACGCGCCGCAGGCAGCGAGTGAAACGAGCGTCACCCCTACTCCTGAACCCAAAGGTGAAGCATGAGCGAGAGAGATGATGGTGGGCCGGCGTTTCCTAGACCGCACGGCGTAGTCGGTGAATTGACTCCTATGGACGGCATGACCCTGCGCGATTACTTCGCGGCCAAGGCGCTGCCATGGGCTCTCGCCCGTGACTACGGCAACGACTGGGGAGAGCGCGGTGTAAGGCATCTTCCGCTTGCGGCCAAGGCTGCATACAAAGCAGCCGACGCCATGCTTCTCGCTCGCAAGGAGGGTTCCCATGACTGACGTAACAGACGCGCCGGGCGGTGAGATACCGGAGGAGGTGGTGCACGCGATGTGGGCTCATCTGTCTGTGCGGTGCTGCAATTTCTCCCCTGCGTCCATGCTGATCGACATGGACGATTTGCGCGCCGCCCTCTCCGCAGCAGGCGTGGGGAAGCTGGTGGAGGCGCTGGGAGCCGCCCCGATTTTCTCCAAATATCACACTGGCAGCGGGTTTGATTACATCCGATTCGCGGACGACTACCACGCGTGGAAAAAGCAGGCCCGTTCCGCCCTCTCCTCTTTCACCGACACCAGGACAGCCGTAGCACACCCTGCATCCGTCAGTTCCAAGGGAGACAGTGACCATGGCTGATCCAGTTAAATCCCTTCTCTCCTACAAGTCTGGATTCTCTCTGATGCTGATTACAGGGGCGATAACTGCTCCTCAGAGGGTGAGGAAAAGGAAGTGGTGGGCAACGGCCCTAAAGGGCCTAATCGGCTACCGCCGATTGATTTTCTTTCGAGGAGGAAAATGAACCCGCATCGACTGATGGACGATATCGACCTTGCCATTCACCGGCTTCAACAGGGCGAGTGGGCCGCAGCACGGCAGATCCTGTTGCGCATCCAAGACGAGGCGGAACGGGAAGCCCTCGAAATGGACCGCTGGGGCGATCACCACGCAGAAGCGCAGGACGTGCTTCGCGAATACCGATTCGATTAGGAGGCAGACATGCAACGCAGCGAGCAAATCAACGAACTAACGGCGGCGCTTGCCAAGGCGCAGGCGGCCATCGAGGGCGCGGTTAAGGACAAGAAGAACGATCACTTCAAGGCCAGCTACGCCGACCTTGGGGCGGTGTGGGATGCCATCCGCGAACCGCTCACCAAGCACGGTCTTTCCGTGGTGCAGTTCCCGCGCGCCTGCGAAATGGGCATCGAGGTTGAGACCACACTCCTGCACACCAGCGGGCAGTACATGTCCGACACCCTCGCCATGCCTGTCGGGCGGCGTGATGCGCACGGCTTCGGAAGCGCCATCACCTACGCGCGCCGCTACGCCCTCATGGCTGTGGCTGGAATCGCTCCGGTGGATGATGACGGCAACGCCGCAACGGCTCGCACGGATAACGTCGAGCCGATGGGCAGCGGCAAGCCCCGCGACGACATTGGCAAGGCCGATGCCTGGGAAGACTGGGCGACCGCCGGCAAGGGCAGCGACTGCGAAAAGTGGCTCAAGACCGCCAAGGCCATGATCGCCCAATTCCAGATTGTCGAGGATATAGACGGCTGGATGACGCAGGCCGAGGCCGCCAAGCGGATCAAGGCGCTGCACGATCACCACCCCGAGCGATACGACTGGCTGATGAAGCTGGTCAACGACAAACGCGACGAACTGCGGGCCAAGGAGGCCGCATAGCAATGGCATTTGAAACCAGAGACAACAGCGGCGCGCTGTTCAAGAACAGCCGCAAGGAAAGAGAAAATCACCCCGACTATACCGGCGACGGAATGGTCAACGGGCAGAAGGTCAGGATCAGCGCGTGGATCAAGAAGGCCAAGAGCGGGTCTACCTTCATGTCCCTCGCCTTCTCCCCGCCGCGTGACGCCCATACGGACGGAGAGCGCAGCTACGATCCGCCGCCCCAACGGAATGCGCCGAACAGCAAGGTTGCTGGTGCGCTAGAGGATGACGTGCCCTTCGCCCCGGAGTTTTGAGATGGACAATGGAACTGACGGCGCTAAAGCGCCTGCCGCAGGCGCACCGGACGGAACGCCCAAGCCAATGAAGGATGATCTTCTGCGGCGGATGGACGATGCAGCCGCGTTGATGCGGCAAGGTCACGCCGTGTTCGCTCATCGCGTGATGGAACAGGCGGCCGCCCGCATCCGAGAGCTAGAGGCCGAGAGCGAATGGAGGCCAATTGACGAGGCGGCAAAGAAGGCGGGCCGCGTCGAACTCTACTACCCGTCGCAGAATGTGGTGAGGATCGGACGTTGGGACGAGCAATACAACTACTGGTCTGCGGATCAATGGTTCCACGAGCGCCCGCCGTCGCACTACAGGTTTCTACCAAAGCCGCCGCCCGTCAATCCAGGTGGCCCAACGGGCAGGCCCGAAGGGCCGTAGCACATGAAGCCCCGCATAGATAAGGGCCTATCCAAGCCTACCCGCAAGGAAAGGCCGGGGATGAGTGCCAGTCACCTAGCCATGGTGAGGAAGCTGCCGTGCTGTGTGTGTGGGTTGTACGGCTACGACATTCAGGCTCATCACCTCCTGAGGACTGGCGAGCATGGCATGGGGCGCAAATCGTCGGATCGGTACGCAATAAGCCTTTGCCGCTTCCACCACGATCAGCTGCACGCGCACGGTGACGAAGAAGATTATCTGATGCGCTGGGGGATACCGGGGCGAGAATTGGCCTCGGCTCTCTGGTCCAAGCGCGGCGATCTTGAGGCGATGTCTCGGGTGCTTTTCAACTTCCAACAGCAGGCACAGCTAAAGCGGAGGACGGCATGAGTGAGTGGCAACCGATAGAGACGGCACCGAAGGATGGGCGCTATTTGCTGTTGCTAGCAGACAGCCAGTTCCACCGCATTGGTTTTTGGAACGGGTCGTCATGGGATGACGGAGATTTCTACGACCACATGGCCGACATCACCCACTGGATGCCCCTGCCGGAGCCGCCCAAGTGACCAACGCCCCCATTCTCGACGCCAACAGGATCGCCGCAGAACTGGAACGGCTAGGAACCGAATGGGCAGACAATCAGGCTGCCGCCTCAGTCATGGAGGAAACAAAGCCCACTCTGCTTGCCAAGATCGCCAAAGAGCATATGGCCGATGGAGCCTCTGCGACCAAGGCCGAACTGCTGGCAAAGGCCGATCCTGTCTATGAGCAGCACGTCAGGGACATGGTTGAAGCTGAGAGGAAAGCGGTGCGGGCGAAGGTCCGGTACGACACCTACAAGATCAAAGCGGAGTTGTTGAGGTCAAATGCTTCGACTGAAAGAGCCTTGGCTGTTCTGAAATAGGAGATAGCGATGACCGATAGCATGGTGGAGAGAGTGGCGAGGGCGATTTGCCCAGAATACGACGAACTGCCAGACATAGCGTCGTACAGCCAGCGCAAGCGCGCCCTGCCAGAACAATACTGGAAGGACAAAAGTGAGGTTCGCGACGATGCCCGCGCCGCCATAGAAGCGATGCGAGAGCCGACGGCGATCATGTGGAGGCGTGGTTCGGAAACACGAACTGACGATCATTCAACGGGAGAAATCTACCGCGCCATGATCGACGCCGCCCTAGACGACGGGACCGGACCTATCCCGATCTACGGGGCTAAGAACAAGGAATGACCCTCCCCGCCATCTACCCACTGGACGAAGTGGCCGAGAGATTCGGGTGGGGGCGGCAGACCTTGACGCGCGCTCTTGCTCGGCATGGAATCTCGCCGGTCGGCAAGGGCCGCAGAGCCAGGCTTACCGAGGTTGACGTTCTCAAACTGATAGAGGCCGAACGATGCCGTTCAAACTTGTCCCTCCCGGCAAGCGGGGAAGGTTCTGGTACGTCCGGGGCACGCTCTCCGGCAGACGCTTTGAGGTCTCAACGGGCACGACAGACCGCAAGGGCGCTGAGGGCTTCGCAATCCAGTACGTCGCCCAGCTCGAAGGTGATCCCATTGCCGGGGCCGGGGCCGCGCTAAAGTACCCGGAAGCCGCCGCAGCCTATCGAGCTTACAAACCACCCCGAGGCAAAGAGATCGCCCGGCATGACAGGCTCGATGTCTATTTCGCCGGCAGGGACATTCGAGACCTGAAACACGCGCATCTTGTCGAGGCCGCGAACGCGCTGTTCCCCAAAGCCTCCAACGCCACCAAGAACCGCGAAGTCATTTCGCCAGCATCCGCCGTCCTGCACTACGCCGCCGATCAGGAGTGGTGCACCTATCGCAAGTTCCGCAGGTTCAAAGAACCGCGCCGGTCAAACCGCAAGCCCGTAAGCGATGAGGATATGTCCCGCCTGATAGGAGCCACTCGCGGACACAAGCAACTGTTCCTGACGCTGGCCTATGAGACCGGCTTGCGGTTGGGGAATATCCTTGGATTGCGCGAAAGCCAACTGGACCTGACGGCAGGAACGCTGATGGTGGACGTGACCAAAACGGGGGAGCGGATCGCCCTGCGCCTATCCCCGTCCCTTGTGGCCGCGCTCGCCAATACGAAGCGCTGCGAAGGGGGCCGCCTTCTTCCGTGGCGCACAGCCTCCGGGGTTTACAAATGGCTGTGGCCGCTTCGCAGGGCCTTGGGCGTGCACTATACGCCGCACCTGTCGCGGCACGCGTTGGCGACCGATCTGCTGAAAGCCAGGGTACCCGACAAGATCGCCGCCGCTGCCGGGGCATGGCAGGACGAACGCAGTCTGCACCGCTACCAGCATGTGGGAACGGACGATCTGCCGCTGCGGGATTCGGGGGCAATTCGGGGGAAGGACAAGGCAAGTGCTTGAAAGGACTTACCAGCGCCGCCCCTTCACACGGGGAAGGTCACAGGTTCAATCCCTGTCGCGCCCACCATTTTCCGGCGGAAAATCTGTCCACACCTGTACGAACCCACCAGAACGTTTCTGGAATCTGGGGGCAGAGTGGGGGAAACTGTTGCTATGATGTTCATGGCCGTTTTGCTCGCCCAACTGACGGCTACCGAGATCGTCGGCCAAGCCTCAGTAATTGACGGCGACACGATAGAGATACAGGGACAGAGGATAAGGCTTCACGGCATAGACGCCCCGGAATCAAGCCAGACTTGTTCTAGAGATGGCAAAGCCTGGAGATGCGGTCAGCAGTCAGCCCTAGAGCTATCAGCCTGGCTAGCCCGCTCGCCCGTTACCTGCTCTCCGGTTGCTACGGATCGTTACAAGCGGATGGTGGCAAGATGCTCAAAGGGCGGTCAGGACATAGGCTCTTGGCTGGTATCCAATGGCTGGGCGCTGGATTGGCCGCAATACTCTAGGGGTGAATACAGTAGGGATCAGGAAGCGGCCAAGGCCAAGGGGCTGGGGATTTGGCGGGGTGAGTTCACAGAACCATGGCTATGGCGAGCGCAGCGCCCTGCACAACGATAACGAAGGCGAACACCTTTGACGCCCTCTGCGGGTCGCGGCGCGTCCATTCCGTTGTCCGGTTCTTGTACCAGTGCCAGAAGGATCCATCCCGCGTAGGCTCGGGGTAGGTCTCACACCAGCCCAAGAGATTGCGCCACCGCTCCTTCTCCAGCGTGACCAGCCCCCATGCCGAGCCTATGATGCACAGGGGTAAACGCAGGGTGCCGCCCAAGGGAGTCTTGCGATCAAGCGCGCCCAATAGGAACAGGTAGGGCCATTGAAGCCATTTCATTTCGTCGGTTCCTTCTTAAGCGCCCAATCCACTAACGACTGATGCCTATAGGCGCAGTCCCGATTGGCGAAGTGCAGTTCGGCTATCCATGTCGCTAGAAGCTGGTCGTCTGCGTCATTCCCCGGAGGGGTTGGCAGAGGCTTGCAGGCTTGGGTTAGAGACGCATCCGGGGTGCGCTCAACGAGTTTGACCCCCTCCGTCGCGCAGGCCGTTAAGAAGCTCACGCATAGCAGGGCTAGAGGCACACGCACGAGTCGCTGGGACCGCGCGGATACGGGCGATGAGGTCACGGGTTTTTCCTTCCAGTTCTGAAATCCTGGCGTCACGGGCGGCGATGATGGTTCTCGCCAGTTCCCTGTCCGCCTGTATGGCTTCGATGGCTGCCAGAGCATCGTCCGCTTGCTTGCGGGCAAGGTCTCGCTCGGCAGCGAGTTGGCCGTTTCGGAGGTAGAGCCCGCCAACGATGAGCACGACAACCGCCCCGCCGATCAGCCAGAACTTGATGCCGGAGGCGAAGCCGAGAGCGGTCCTGCCCCAGCCGAGGATGGTTGCGATCATCGCCGTCCCTTCCTGCTATCGTCCCAGCGGGCGTAGATCGTCATGCCGATACCCACGAGCATCAGAACCACACAGACGATCTTGATTATCTCCGCATAGTCGGAGACCGACTGAAGCATGTAGCCAGCCTCTTGCACCGTGCCACCCACTGCACCAAGGCCAGTCATTGCCGAGCCTGCAAGGGTGCGGGACTTGTAGAGCGGCTTGGCAGGGTTGATGCCCCACGCCCTTGGGTTGCCCCACGTCCTTGCCGGTCCTAGGTCAATGTGCATGAAGTTGTTGTGCGGTTCTGGATAGAACCCGAAGCCCTTGAATCCTACTGCCTTGGCGGCTTCGTAGAACTCCGCCGGATCGTGCCCTACCATCGAAATATCGACGGCGGTTCCTCTGGTGTGCTGACTGTCCTTCGCTGACCCGGGGAGCGTGGCGTTATACTCTGGCGTTCTGTAGCCGGAGTTGATCGTCATCGGCCTGCCCAGTTGAGTGCGCAGGGCTTCCAGCTTGTCGAGCAGTTCGGTTGATACCTTGAGGCTGTCCTTGCCTGGCTGTCCACGGCAGGCAAGCTCTTGGGGCTGGAAGTGCGGCCAGCGCCAGCCGACTACATCCCGCCAGTGATTGGCTTCGATAAGGCTCATCGTTTCCTCTGAATGTGACCGCACAGCAGCTTGGCCCCCATGCTGACCAAGGCAGCCAAGTGGCCGGGCTTTAACGGGATGGCGTGGTGCTTGCCTTCAATGACGACGCAAAGCTCTGCGCCGGTATCTCCCTCGCGGAAGAACGCGAGCGTTGGGGTGTCAAGTTCGGGGAACTCTCGCGCGAGATCGTTCTGGCGCTTCTGGTAGGACCAGCCGTCACCCATTAGGCCGCGCTCCTTTCGAGATATTTCCGCCAGTACAGCGGAAATGGATAAAGCTCATCGGCCCAGCGGACCGGCGGCGTGTACAGCCGATAGCCGCAGGCGATGAAATTGTTTGCGCTATGCGTGTTGTCGGGGCGGCAATCCGAGATCATCGCAAGCCACCCCAGCTTGCGCGCCTTGCGTTCGCGGACGCCGATCAAGCGCCGCTGCAACCCGCGCCCTCGATAGATCGGATGAACGGCGGCCCTCGCCAAATAGCCAGTCAATGGCGTTCGCACCGAAGGCCACAGCGCGGCAAAGCCAACAACCTGCGTCTGGTGTTCCACAACCCACCAATAGGTGTCCGGCAGGCCGAAATTGATCATCTCGTAGTCGGGAAACGCGA